GGATATTCCCTGATAGCTCAGTTGGTAGAGCACTCGACTGTTAATCGAGTTGTCACAGGTTCGAGTCCTGTTCGGGGAGCCATGCTCTCATAGCTCAGCAGGTAGAGTGCTTCCATGGTAAGGAAGAGGTCACCGGTTCGAATCCGGTTGAGAGCTCCACAGATTTGCAAGGCCCGTTGGTCAAGGGGTTAAGACACCTCCCTTTCACGGAGGTAACATGGGTTCGAATCCCATACGGGTCACCAACTTTTACTTATCCTTACCCCTTGAGGGTCCCATAGATATGGAGGCTTAGCTCAGCTGGGAGAGCATCTGCCTTACAAGCAGAGGGTCGGGGGTTCGATCCCCTCAGCCTCCACCATAATCTTCTTGATATTCTAAGAGGTTATGGACAACATAGAGGTATCCATCAATGGGGATTAGCCAAGCGGTAAGGCAACGGACTTTGACTCCGTCACTCATAGGTTCGAATCCTATATCCCCAGCCAAGTGCGAGCCATTAGCTCAGTTGGTAGAGCACCTGACTTTTAATCAGGGTGTCGAAGGTTCGAGTCCTTCATGGCTCACTTTTATTATTATCATGCGCGTGTGGCGGAATGGCAGACGCACCAGACTTAGGATCTGGCGTTTCACGACGTGGGGGTTCAAGTCCCTTCACGCGCACCACTTATTGCGGACGTGGCTCAGCGGTAGAGCATCGCCTTGCCAAGGCGAGGGTCGCGGGTTCGATTCCCGTCGTCCGCTCCATAATTTTTGCGCCCTTAGCTCAGCTGGATAGAGCGTTTGACTACGAATCAAAAGGCCGGGAGTTCGAATCTCTCAGGGCGCGCCATTTTTATTAAGCACTTATAATATTTTAACGGGATGTAGCTCAGCTTGGTAGAGCACCTGGTTTGGGACCAGGGGGTCGCATGTTCAAATCGTGTCATCCCGATTTTTCACCTTTGCGGGTGTAGTTCAATGGTAGAACTTCAGCCTTCCAAGCTGATAGCGTGGGTTCGATTCCCATCACCCGCTCCATAATTTTATAGTAACGGGATGTAGCTCAGCTTGGTAGAGCACCTGGTTTGGGACCAGGGGGTCGCATGTTCAAATCGTGTCATCCCGATACTCAGCGTAATCGCTGCTCAGAAGCTCTTACTTCGGTAAGAGCTTTTTTGTATGTAATAAATTAAAAACACACCTATATTCATATAATGTATGTTCTATCATTCTTCCAAAAGAAATTGAACTTCTGGTGGAATACCAATCCGTAGATAATAACTTTTACATGATTCCTCTAGCTCTGGATTACTCCCTGTGGATAGTAGCTTTACGGCAAACAGATTAGCTTGACGTTCAAGCTTGCCAGGAGAGAAGTAGGAGCTTTCCTCCAGAAAAAAACGGTTAATCCCTTTATGAAGGCGATCATGTCCTAATTCATGCGCACAAACGAAGCGCTGCCACTCCACGGGCAACTCATTATGAATGACGATAAATCTTCTTCTTAGTTTTCGGTAATATAATCCCTTTGTACCTGTCCCAAGGTTCATGAAACGAATGTGAATGCCTAGTGCTGAGGCTAACTCGAACGGACAGTTGGTTTTATATTTTTTAATCAGATTATTGATCAGTTCATCCATATTCTTCACCTGCAGCATGTTAGTGTAGTCATTTAGTGTTGTTGGATTTATTTCGCTTGTTCATCTGTTTGGCTTCCCAGAATAAACCGGTCAGTACATCTTTTATCCTCTGCTTATCATCCTTGTCTAATGGAATCCCATCAAACATCAGCTCTCCATCATCCTCCAGCATTTTACGAAAGTCACGCTTATCCTTGCTTGTAGCCCACTCTGGGACAATCTCTTCGCTTGGAAGGGCATGTTCCTGCAAATACCCTGCATGATCCATTAGTTCCTCGTAGGGGACGCCTGTGGCTTCAGCTATCTTGCGTAAAGTAGTTGGCTTAGGCACGCCTCTTAGACCATTTTCAATTCGTGAAATTTGTGAGCCGCTAATCCCCGCTGCTGCTGCCAATTGATTAATCGTTAATCCCTTTGTTTCGCGAAGTCCCTTCATGTACTCCCCAAATTCTACTGTCATCTCAACCACTCCTTATAGAATGAAGCTTATATTATTAATATAAGTCATTTTTGCCAATTGGTAAACAACAAAGCGCATGTTATTGCCAAAAGGCAAGATAATGGAGGGAAATCTATTCTTTTTCGCCCAAAACAGGCTAATACGGGGTTTTACGAGACTGGTAGAGAAGTGGTATATTATAGAAAAATACGAACAGAATACGAACAAGATTTATTTTATCACATTGGGCTGGAAAATTCCGCATATTAAATTTCATTCAGTCAAACCTAAAGGAGTGCTTAAATGATGAACCTATCCGCTTTACCAGAGTTAGACCGTCGCCGAACCCAGGTCGCTATAGAGAGCATGTTGGAGAAATACCGTATTTTCAAAACCGTTACATTTGAGGCAAAGGAAGCCAGCACTACGTATTCATATACAGAAAGATTTCATGGCCCTACGAATACTGTTACTGATCAGACTGCTGCGTTAGCTTCTTATAATGTGGATGTACCGGCTGCTAGAAGAGCTTTTTGTTCGGCAATGGACTCTGTGGTAGAGAGACTCGATACGAGGGAGCAGCAATTAGTAAGAGAGCGTTATATGAAAAGAGATGAAACGTACGATTATACGATCTACAATCATGTGTTTGATCCACCGGTAAGTAAGGATACTTATGTGAAGATCCGTTCTAAGGCTTTTTACAAGATGGCACTGGCTTTAACGGATCTCGGTCTACTGTCCCTTAACACCTTAATAACAGCACCTAGAGTGAAGAAAGAGAAGATCAGTATTACTTAAGGGATATATTGTTGTTACTAGTCACAAAAGACTGTGTCGTCCGAGCGGATGATGCGGTCTTTTTTTATTGATATTAGACTCCCCCGAAAAACCGCCCTATACCATCCCAAAGCTAGCGTAAACCTCGTCGGTATACCGTCTCTGCAAGGCAAATAGGGGTGTATATTTATAACATGGCAAATGAAGCAAAAAGAACACCGCAAGAGCATGAATGCTCTGCTAATCGTTCTACCCTAGTGGTGATGAGAACAAATCTAGCGGTGAAAGATTCTTTTGGCATGGGCCTAGTGTAGAAGGGTATTATCCAACAGCGGATAGTATCCTTTTTTGTTCTTAAATTTAGTAGAGGGGGTGTCTTCTTAATGTTAATGCAATTGAAGGTTAACACCATCAAGGATCGGCGAATCGTCGCCGTTCAGAAAGGAATGGAGTGATGTCAGTACAACAATTACGAGAACATATTACGAGTGCGCTGGAACGGTATTTTCCAAACGTACCTGTGTATGTGGATGGGGAGAAACCTCAGACGGCTTATTTTTATCCCGGACTGATCTCAGCGACATTGGATCGGCAGCGAGAAGGCAGATATTTAGCGGTGTACCGTTTTGGTATCCGTTATGAACAAGGCAGTCTGCTGGAAGCTGAGACAATGGCAGATAAGCTGAGTGAGGCAGTGGCAGGAATGGAGCAGGATGGCGGGGCTTTTCGTGTAGTTAGGCAAGCATGGGAAGCTGGGAAAGAGGGGCATGGGCCGCTTTTTACGGTGGACTATATGTTGTATTTGCAAAGTGAAAAGCCTGACAGTATAAAAATGGGGCAAATGACTGGAGGAGAACGATTGAAATGAGCATTAAAGGGACTAACGACAATAGGTTTGGTAAGGAACAGATTATGAATTCCTCATTATTTGCGCCAAAGGAAAAAGATATCTTGAACGTTATTTTGCAGGATGATAAGAGTTATACGATCGAAGAAGCAAAGCAATCTATAGGATTGTTCAAAAATAAGGAGGTAATGAACTAATGGCAGGCGGAACATGGACAACGCAAAATAAGGTGCGCCCTGGGGTGTACGTAAATGTAGCATCGAATCAAGGTGCCATCGGCAAAATGGGAGAACGCGGGATTACCGCTTTGGCACTAGCCTTATCTTGGGGAGAACCGGGAGTGATCATGAAGCTTACTCCGCAAGACGATATGAAAAAGCTGTTAGGTGTTGATTTGGAACATTCGACACTGTTGCCAGTGCGTGAAGCACTGAAACGGGCGGGAACCTTGCTGCTTTATCGATTGAATGAAGGGGTTAAAGCGGCGGTAACCAATAGTGGACTCCAGGTAACTGCTAAATACGGCGGTGTACGCGGAAACGATCTTTCTGTTGTTATAGAGAAGAATATTGAGAATAATGCTCTTTTTGATGTGAAGACATTGCTTAGTGGAACTGAACTGAATAAGCAAACGGTTGGAACGGCTGAAGAGTTAGTTGCCAACGATTATGTTCAATTCCAGAAAAATGGCGCAGAAGGCTTGAAGCTAACTGCTGGTATGCCGCTGATTGGCGGAGCTAATGGTACGGTTACAAATGGAGCGCACAGCGATTTCTTATCTGCTCTTGAGGTGCTTGAGTTCCAAACCGTTGGGTTAGTATCACAGGATAGTACGCTTAAGGCGCTGTATAGCTCTTGGGTCAGACGACTGCGGGATACGGAAGGCAAGAAAGTACAGGCTGTACTATCGGATTATACGACTGCGGATCACGAAGGTGTGATTAGCGTGAAAAATGGGGTAGTACTGAGCGACGGAACTACGATTGATAACAACAATGCTGTGGCTTGGGTGGCGGGTGCTACGGCTGCCGCTGCGGTGAATCAATCGCTGACTTATCAGGGTTATGATGACTCCGTTGACGCGGATGTACGGCTTAGTCATTCTGAGACTACGGCAGCTTTGCTGAAAGGAGAGCTTCTCTTTACTTACAGTGGAGGTCGGGCCGTGGTGGAACAGGATATTAATACGTTTACGGCATTCTCTCCGGATAAAGGTAAGGCGTTCTCTAAAAACCGTGTGCTGCGCGTACTGGATGGAATTGCGAATGACTTAAAGCGTATTTTTGAAAACTACTATATTGGTAAGGTAGCAAATAATGAAGATGGACGGGCTCTGTTCTGGTCACAATGTGCAACTTATATGAATGATTTGCAGGATATGGGTGCGATTGAGGGCTTTAACGCGCAGACAGATGTGGTCGTTGTAGCTGGTGCGGATAGTGATAGTATCGTGCTGGATGTAGCTGTGAAACCGGTAGATTCCGTAGAAAAAGTATATATGAAAGTGAAGGTGGTTTAAGATGGCATTTTTAAAAGCTAGCGATACGATTTCCGGCCAGGAGGGCCGTGCGTATGCCGTGATTGGTACGCAAACCGAAGAGATGTTCTATGTGAAAACTCTTGAAGCTACGGTAGAAAAAACAAAGGCAGAGGTAAAAACGCTGGGCCGACGTGGAGTTCAGCATAAAGCGACTGGATGGTCGGGCAGCGGTTCGATGACGATTTTTTATATGACTAGCCGTTTCCGCCAGATGATGCTTGATTATATGAATACAGGTGTCGATCAGTACTTCGATATTGAAGTTACGAACGAAGATCCATCATCCAGTGTGGGAGCACAACGCATTATTTTAAAAGGCGTGAACCTTGATAGTGTGATCATGGCCTCTCTCGATACAGAGTCAGACGCGCTGGAAGAAGAAGTGAGCTTTACCTTTGAAGATGTGCAGATTGTGCAAGCATTTGGCGCTCCAGCAGGCACCGGCAATTAATAAAGACAACTAGATAGGAGCAAGTAAGGCCCGGACGTGCAGGTTAGCGGCGGGTCTCTTCTCTGTCTATTTAGTAGTACTAGAAGAAACTAAATTATTTTAGGAGGAAGACAATGAGTGAACTAAGTTTGTTTTTTGCGCAAAATGTAGCATGTGACACGACCGAGGAGTTTGTGGTATCGCAGCGTTTTAAGGATAAGGAAGGGAATGCAGTGGCCTGGAAGCTACGCAGTATGAACGAGGATGAGAATCAGGAATGCCGTAAAGCGGCTACCCGTAAGGTCAAAGGAAAAAATGGAGTGTATACCTCCGAGATCGAACCGAATGATTATATGGCTAAGCTGATGACTTCAAGTGTGGTACATCCGGATCTGAAAAATGCTGAATTACAGCGTTCGTATGGAGTTCTTGGTGCCGAAGCGTTGCTGCGTAAAATGCTGCTTCCGGGCGAATTTGCGGCACTGGGTGAACGGGTACAAGCTTTAAATGGCTTTGGTACGGATATGAACGAGCTGGTGGATGAAGTAAAAAACTAATCAACGGGGGTGACAGTGAAGCCAACTTGGCTTACTACGCCCTCCACGAGCTACACATTTTACCGCATGAGCTGATGAAGCTGTCTACACGTGAACGCGCCGCAATCTATGCGATGATCGCTGTTCGAGTGGAGAAGGAGAAGCGGGATCAGGCGAGGAGTAAAGCAAGGAAGAGATGAGGGGGTGAATGAATGAAGATAGAAGCATCTAAAGCCGTAATGCTACCGATGAAATCCTTGGGAATTTGGAAGAGTGTCAATAAACAATGTGTTCGTGTAAACAGTAATCTGGATATCGTTAATCGTTTGGTTAAAGGAGTGCAGGTGGTTGTTAAACGGTCAAACGATGAGATGAGTCGTTCTCTGAATCAAGTGAACCAATCTTTGCAGGACATCAATGATACGCTACTTGAGGGATTTAAACGGCTACCTCCTAAGATAATAGTTTCCAGAGATATAGTTATCGAGCAAAGCCAAAAAGCTGGGCAATCACAACAGTTAGCTCTACGAACGCTGAGTATTTCCCCGGGTGTGCAAATGGGCAAGAAAGAAGAAGAAAAAGCGAAGAAGGTAAATTGGTGGAAGGGATTAAAAGCAAAAGAGAAAAAGAAAGAAGCGGAGAAAAAGCCCGAGACGAAGGCCGATCCAGTCCCTACTCCTAAAATTAATCTGAGAAAGGAACCGCCGACTCCACCATCTCCACCATCCCCTGACTCAAAAATTATGAAATTTCTTAAGACAGCAGATGTGGTAAAACCATTTAACGCGGTTAAGTCTTTGGGGGAGAAAGCTGTAAAAGCTGCGGCAAAACCAGAAGATATCGCCAACTGGAATAAGCTGAATAAGAATACCGACGCTGCACTTGGGAAAATCGGTGAGAAAGCAATGGGAGCCTTGAGGCCAGTGATGGATACCTTGAACGAGGCGCTGACTTCAGGCCAATTGATGCCGATTATAGATGCTATGGCTAATGGGTTTCTCTTCATAGCTAATGTGATCGGTATGGTAGTTGATGGCTTATTATGGTTGGTGGGAGTAGTGCAGGAGAACTGGGCTTGGATTGAACCTTTCCTAATAGCGATAGCTACCGTCTATTTAGCAGCAATAATTGTTCAGGTGTATCTACTTGCAGCAGCATGGATGGTAGCCAACTGGCCTATTCTAGTAGTAATAGCCGTTATTGGAGCACTTATTTTAATTTTTCAGTTATTAGGTGTTTCAGCGGGGGATGTCGTTGGAGCGATAGCCGGGGCATTTGGGTGGTTAGGCGCAGTATTGGATAACATTTGGATTTTTATACAAAACTCAGCTATCTATGCATGGGATTATATAGTTAATAGTTTTCATGAAGCCGTTAATTTTATGAAGCAACTATTTTATGACCTGGCTATGGGGGCCCTTGATGTTCTTTACAATATGACGGTGGGAGCAGAAAGCTTTGCTGGAGGTTTCATGAAGGTGATGGCAAAAGCAATCAATTGGGTACTCGGCAAATTTAATTCCATGATTGAAGCTTTAAGTCATATTCCTTTCTTCGATAAGATGGGGATAAGTGAGATAAAAGTCGATATGCTGGAACCAGAAATTCCTCATGCGGCAAGTGATATGATCGATAAATACCGTCAAGGACTTAAGACACTTGCTCCAACTCTAAACGATATTCCAGAACAAAAGACGCCGAAGATTGAGTACGCTAATCTAAAAGATAGTTTTAATAGTGCCAGTCAAACAGGAAAGAATGCGATGAACAGATTTATGGATAAAGGGCGCGATGTAACGGATAAAGTAAAGGAGAAGTTGAGCCCGATTAGCAGTACACAATCTCTGAATTCAACAGGACTACTAGCCAACCAGAGCAACAATCTAAACACCGTTAACCGCGTGAAAGAACTCGACTCCATCAATGACACTGTAGACATCTCCAGCGATGATCTGAAAATGCTGCGTGAGCTGGCCGAGATTCAGGCGATCCAGAATTTTGTGGAGCTTACACCGACGGTGCAGGTGACGACCGGGAATATTAACAATGCCGGAGACATTGATTCAATTATCAACAAGATCGGGCAAAAGCTGAACGAGGAGTTTGTCTCTACAGCGCAGGGGGTGTATACGTAACGTGGAAGAGTACGGAATTTTTCTTGGTTTTAATAATCAGGCGGAAGCATTCCGACTGCCAGTCAACCCGGAGACCTTGGAGATCAAGGAGAGCGGGGATGGAAAAAGCTATACCATTATCGATCTGGGTGAGATCAATACGATTGCTTATCCGAAGCTGACGGAGATCACCATTGAAAGTATCTTTCCGGCACAAAGGTATCCGTTCGTATTGGTACAAGAGGACGGGCTGAAGAGACCCTTTGAATATGTGGAGCTTATTAAGAAGTGGATGACGAGTCGCAGACCTATTCGTTTTGTATTCTCCGGGGTGAGCTATGCGGATGACACGAAAAAAGCTGAGGGGAAGCTAAACGACGCGAAGAAATGGTTAAAGCAACCATCGACTAGTGAGGATAAATCCATAGAGATTGATTTTGGTGTGAATATGGCTATGAGCATCGAAGGCTTCACTTGGAAGCTCAGTGCGGGTACCTCAGGGGATATTGAATATTCGTTGTCTCTCAAAAAGTATGTATTCTATCAGGCTGTAGCTGTAAAGGTTGTCGACGATGAAGTGAAAGTAGAGCAGAAGCGGGCGAACGAAACTCCCAAACCTACTACGTATACCCTGAAATCTGGAGACAACCTATGGAAAGTTGCTAAAGAAAAGCTTGGGGATGGCAAAAGGTGTGGAGAAATCCAGAAACTTAATGGCATTAAAGATAGTGAGCTGAGGAAGCTTCCAATCGGTAAGGTCATTAAGCTGCCGTAGGAGGATGTTATGGAACTGCTTGTGAAGAATAAGGAAGGGAATCTATGGGATATTTCTGGCATCGTCTCCGATATTTCTTGGAAAACGGCCCGCTCAGGAAAACCGGCAACG